GATTTGGATGCAGCAGGATATCATATTTTTGATCCCCTAGTACAAGCACCTATTGCAAATACAAACTTGTATGTATTTTCTACTACCACTCTTAATGGTGATGCTTCTGCAGGTAGATTTACTGTTGAGTTAGAATACTCAGTACATTAAGGAGGAAATAACTAATGGCTAATTCATTAGGTACATTTCAACCTAATACCTTACAGTGGAGTGTTCAGACAAAGCAAACAGTGGATAACACTGCTAGCAATACTAAACACTTTACTTGTACTGGTTTTCGTCTTGTGCACATTCACGCTAATCAAGAGTTTCTAATTAACTTTGGTGCTGCAGAAGCAAACTGTGGTGCAAATGACTTACAATTAGAGGCAGGTAGCTATACTCTTGCAGTTCCTGATGCTATTGGGAATGCTGTTATAATGAACATCTTAGCAGCAAGTAGTGATGACGTAACAGTACGTGTAGTGCTTTCATAATAAGGGAACAAATCAATGATGGGTAAAAAGAAAACTGGTGCCTATATGGGTGGTGGTATGGCTAAGAAAAAAGGCTCTATGTATAACAAGGGCGGTATGCCTATGGTAATGAAGGCAGGTAAAAAAGTACCTGCTTTTGCTGCTGATGGTGTAGGCAAGATGAACATGGGTGGCATGGCTAAAAAGAAGAAAAAACCTATGGCAGCAACAGGTTACAAAGAAGGTGGAGACGTTAAGAAAAAAGAAACCTTTGGTCAGGCGTTTAAACGTAACCGTAAAAAGTTTATGAATAGTGGCAGTGCTGCAGACTACACCTTTAAACACAATGGAAAGTCTTACAACATTCTTCAAAAGGGTGAGACTAAAGCTGGTGTAATGAAAAAGTTCTCTGCACCTAAGACATCTGTACGTCCTAAGACACGGCCTAGTGCAGGTATCTCTGCTAATACTAAGAAGAAGATTGAAGAGACAGTTAAAAAAGTAGCTAATACGGATTCAAAAGCTAGACCTTCACGGCCTAGTACTGAAAAAACAGAAACTCAAAAACGTAATGATGCTGCAAAGCGTAAAGCTATACGCCGTTCTTCTGCTGCTAGTAAGACTTTAGGTACAGACCCTGCACCCCGTAAAGAAAGCGGCCCAATGTCAGCACGTGCTGTACAACGTAAAGCGGCTACACAAAAAGCAAGGCTTGGCCCTGTTATTCGTGGTGATGGTCCTCCTTCTAAACGTGCAGGAGATTCTGCTAAAGCAAAAGCTGCTAACAGTGCCAAAGTAAGAGCAGGACAAGCTAAGTTTAGAGATAGAACAGGTCCACAAAGCCGTGCACGTAATGTGACTTATGCTGAGTGGAAGGGTATGTCTAGGGCTAAACGTAAAATGTTAGGTTTACCTGTTAGCGTTGCTGGTGGAGAGTTAGGCTTTAAGAGGTTCCGTAAAGGTCTTACAGGAAAAGAGTACACAATGCGAACTAATAAATAAATTGCATAACGGGGTTGCAATCTTGTATGTAGTCCTGTAACATAAAGCATGGTATAACTATCTCTGGTAATACATAGAGGAGTTATACCATGTTTAAGAAATTTATCAAAGTACTACAAGAGAGCCAACAGCGCAGAGTACAATACTGGCAGTTACACAATATGTCAGATGCTGCGCTCAAAGACATTGGAGTCACACGTGGTGAAATCAAGCAGAAGTTCTACGGCAAAGACTGCATCTAAAGCGAAACCTAAGAGAGGCTACGCGAAGGGTGGGTCAACAGTAAATGCGGCAGGTAATTATACTAAGCCTACTATGCGTAAGTCTCTTGTCGCCTCCGTTAAGGCTGGCGGCAAAGGAGGAAAGCCCGGACAGTGGTCGGCTCGTAAAGCTCAAATGGTTGCCAAACAATACAAAGCAAAAGGTGGAGGGTACACGTAATGAAAGTAGACGCACCTAAAGGTTATCATTGGATGAAACAAAAAGATGGCAGCTTAAAAGTAATGAAGCATGACGGTAAGTTTGTTCCTCACAAGGGGGCAAGCCTTACTGCTAACTTTGCTGTACAGAAAAAACACAATGCCAAACAAAAGTAAAACAACTAAAGCAAAGAAAAAGCCAGCCGCCAAGATGAACTCTGGCGGTTTAGCTTCAAGTCAAAAAAGCCTTAAGTCGTGGACTAAGCAGGATTGGAGAACTAAAAGTGGTAAACCTTCTACGCAAGGTCCAAAGGCTACAGGAGAACGTTACTTGCCAGCTAGTGCTATTAAGGCTATGGATTCTAAGTCTTACGCTGCGTCTTCAGCAAAAAAGAGAGCAGATACAGCAAAAGGTAAACAGTTCTCTAAGCAGCCTAAGAAAGCGGCTAAAGCGTCTAGGGCGCACAGGAGAATAACGTGAGCAAAAAGTTAAATGAAAAACAACAACTCTTTATGCAGGTCTTGTTTGATGAGGCCCAAGGAGATGTTGTACAAGCTAAGAAGTTAGCAGGTTACTCAGATGGTACTGCTACACGTATAATAGTTGAAGCTTTAAAGGATGAAATCTTTGAGGCTACTAAAACTTATATGTCTAGGCTTGGCCCTAAAGCTGCTGTAGCTTACGGTAGTGCACTTATGGACCCTACACAGTTAGGCATTAAAGAGAAGATGGTAGCAGCAGGGCAGATACTAGATCGTGCTGGTGTTGTTAAAACTGAAAAGGTTGCTGTTGAGTCTAGTGGTGGATTGTTTATCTTACCACCTAAAGAGGGCAGTGATGCCTGACTTCTTTGCTGAAAACGACTTAGGCTTTTGGATGTTACCTAAGCCTGACAAGATGAAGAAGTGGGAAAGAATACCGAGGTTAGTCAAACCTGTGCCTTGGGGTTACGAGATAGACCCTGATAACAAAGAATGGTTAAATCCTATCGTTAGAGAACTAGAACTATTAGAGCTTGCAAAGAAACATTTAAAGCAGTATAGTTATAGAGAAGTTTCTGCTTGGTTAACTACACAGTCAGGTAGAAGTATATCTCACATGGGTTTAAAGAAAAGAGTAGACATTGAGCGAAAACGTAAAACAGTTGCTAGAATTAAACGTGAGCTTGCCAAAAGGCTCCAAAAAGCCATCTCGCACTACGAAACGCTTGAAAAAGAAAGGGTCGGCTACTACACCCAAGCCAACTAAAAAAGTTTCACGTGAAACAAAACAGAAGGTTCCTGCTACTCCTATAGCTCAACCTTTTGATGTAGAGGAAGCGCAGAACATTGTCTTTAAACCTAACGCAGGGCCACAGACAGACTACTTAGCTTCTAGTGAACGTGAGGTTTTATATGGCGGGGCAGCGGGTGGAGGTAAGAGTTACGCTACACTAGCAGACCCTTTACGCAGTCTTAATCATAAAGACTTTAGTGGGTTACTTGTACGGCACACTACAGAAGAACTTAGGGAGCTTATACAAAAAAGTCAAGAGTTATATCCTAAAGCTATTCCCGGCATCAAGTGGTCAGAACGTAAGTCTCAGTGGGTTACACCTAGAGGTGGGCGCATTTGGATGAGTTACCTAGATAAAGACCAAGACGTTATGCGCTATCAAGGACAGGCGTTTAATTACATAGCGTTTGATGAGTTAACACAATGGGCTACACCGTTTGCGTGGAACTATATGCGCTCACGCTTACGTAGCTCCGCACCTGAGTTAGGCTTGTACATGAGAGCTACAACTAACCCCGGTTCTATTGGACATCAATGGGTTAAGAAGATGTTTATTGATCCTTCTAAACCTAACAAGCCTTTCTGGGCTACTGATATTGAAACAGGGGAACGCTTAGAGTACCCTAAAGGCCACACTAAGGCAGGACAACCTTTGTTTAAACGTAGGTTTATACCTGCTAGTTTGTTTGATAATCCGTATCTAGCTGACAGTGGTGACTACGAAACTATGCTTTTATCTATGCCAGAGCATCAACGCAAACAACTATTAGAAGGGAACTGGGATGTCAATGAGGGTGCAGCGTTCCCTGAGTTCAACAGAAAAATACATGTTGTTGACCCTTATGACATACCTAATAGCTGGACGAAGTTCAGAGCTTGCGATTACGGCTACGGCAGTTGGACAGGTGTTGTGTGGTTTGCTGTGTCTCCCTCAGAGCAACTGGTAATATACAGAGAGATGTATGTCACCAGAGTTACAGCTACAGACTTAGCTGATATGATCTTAGAGGCAGAGGCTGACGATGGCACTATAAGATACGGCGTGTTGGACTCGTCCCTCTGGCATAAAAGAGGTGACACTGGGCCTAGCCTAGCTGAACAAATGATTATGAGGGGCTGTCGCTGGAGGCCGTCTGATCGTTCAAAAGGGTCTAGGGTTTCAGGTAAAAATGAGATACACCGTCGTTTGCAGGTAGATGAGTTTACTGAGGAACCCCAACTCGTATTCTTTTCTACCTGCACCAACTCTATAGCGCAACTACCTAGTCTACCGTTAGACAAACGCAATCCAGAAGATGTTGATACAAATGCAGAAGACCACTTGTATGATGCTATACGTTACGGTATAATGACTAGACCACGAAGCTCCCTATGGGATTTTAATCCTGCAACACAGAGAAGCGGCTTTCAAGCTGCTGATCCTACATTTGGATATTAAGTATGGACCCTGAAGATTTTACAAACGACTTTGAACAGAACTTAGAATCTGCAGAATCGGCACACATTAAAGATGTCACTACTCAAGCTATGTCTGATCCTAAAGCAGGACACATTATTGAGTTAGTTATGAGTAAGTATAAGAAAGCTGAAGATGCAAGGTATATTGATGAACAGCGTTGGATGGATGCCTATCGTAACTACAGGGGTATATACAACACTGAAGTACAATTTACTGAGGCTGAAAAGTCAAGAGTATTTGTAAAGGTTACTAAGACTAAAACACTAGCTGCTTACGGTCAAGTAGTTGATGTATTGTTTGGTAACAAAAAGTTTCCTCTTGCTATTGATCCCACTACACTACCAGAGGGTATTCAAGACTCAGTGCACTTTGATACCAACCCTCAAGCAGAACAAGGTGCAAGTGATTTAAAAGAAGCCTTTGGTCCTGTACCTTTATTTAACAGTGACACTGTACTTGAGCCGGGAGATACTGTTGTATCTTTGCGTGAGCGTGTTGGTGGTATGTTTAAAAAGTTACAACCTGTTGAAGATAAACTAATAGATGGCCCCGGTACTGGTCCTACTGCAGTAACTTTTAACCCTGCTATGATTGCAGCAAAGAAGATGCAAAAGAAAATACACGATCAACTAGAAGAGTCAGGTGCTAACAAACAGTTACGCTTAAGTTCTTTTGAGTTGGCATTGTTTGGCACAGGTATTATGAAGGGTCCATTTGCTGTCAACAAAGAGTATCCTAATTGGAATGAGGAAGGTGAGTACTCACCCACAATCAAGACTGTACCTTCTACTAGCCATGTATCTATATGGAACTTCTACCCTGACCCTGATGCAGCCAACATGGATGAGGCTGAATACA